CCTTTGATATGTTCCAGATATAATAAATGGTTTAATTGTAGTTGCAGTATAATCTACAAACAAAATTTGGTGAGCATTGTTTGCGCTTGTTCTATCGTGAGTTTGTCCTGTATTACCTAGGTGCAACACATTGTTTCTAGTAGCAAAAGGAGAATCAGCACTACTGCTGCCTGAAATTCCTGCATAATTGTGTCCATCAAGAGCACCATTTGTATAAACATACCAATATCCATCAGCTGTATCATTTGTAGCACCGAAAATTCTAATCAACAAATTTTGATAATCTTGACTTATGCTTGAAACAGTTGTGCTTGCACCAGATAAGGTAGTTGTTGATAACAAAGTCATACCTCCACCAGCAGCAGGAGTTGCCCAAGTTGGCACGCCACCGGCAACAGTTAAAACCTGTCCAGTTGATCCAATACCAAGCCTTGTTTTTACATTAGCGGTTGATGATCGATAAGCAATATCTGCTAAAGTTGTTTCAGGATTTAAGTTTTTTGTTGTGGTGTCAACAGATGATCCAAGTGTGCGGATTGCCGATGCGCCATCCTTGACCAGAGCTGTGTCGTCTGGAGTTGTCCAGCCGTAATTGGTAGTGGTTGCCATATTGTCCTATTCTCAGGATACGATTGTAGCGTATTCCCATGTCANAGTTTGATCTATCGTTTGGAATGTTTCATTTATTGGAACAGTATTCCAACGCATTGCCACCTGACTAAATGCCACAGGCGACAAATTGAGCGTTATGAATAATTCATTAAATCTTGTGCTCCAAGACCAGCCTTCGACATATCCTTCAAACTCACCGCCTGAGATTTGATCCGGTAGATTTTTTAAGTTAAGCGGTTGCCCCATAAATACGCCAAGCAAACTATCCCGATCTGCATTGTCAATCTCTGGATTTGTAATTGGAAAGGTTATGGATTGGAATGCTGGCAATGGGAAGGCTCGCTGTGCAATGTAGCGATCTGCAACCTCTTGCGCATCCACAGCTGAATGAATGACTGAGTTGATGCTTTCGGCTTTGTAGCCATAAAGTGCAATTGATGATGCGCTTGTTGCAGTTTCTTGTGATCCAAAATTGTTTCCATAATTGATGTAGATGTCGTTTCTCAAATCTGCTGATCGCACAATTGTTGAAAGACCTTGACCTAATGCATGGTTTGCATCAAGATCAACATAGCCGTTGGCAAGTAAGTAAGTCTGTCTATGGTCTGCATCTGCATAACCAATGTTGCCCTCATTGTCCTCATACAAATATCCAAATGCAGAGTTGGCTATCTGACTTGCAATGTTGTAAATGGTGTCGGGCTCAGCTGCTCGGTTCTCCATTGTGTAAAGACCCGGAGTGTCAATCTCACCAAGTCCTTGATTTTCTGCATACTGCCATTGAACAGTTGCATCATATCCTGACCAAGTTGTTGCAGATGGCACATCATTCCAAGATCCAAGCAACACGCTTTCCAACAGCGTTTCAATTTGGTTGCCATCCTCATCTTGTGAAATTGTGTCGTTGTAAATTTCTTTTGCTAGTTTGACCAGCGCACCCATTGCAAGGATTGTGTAAGAGATGACTGTGGCAATCTGTCCAGTTTGTGCAACCTCAACTGTAATATCAGTTATGTCGCCACCAAATAAATTCACATAAGCTGCTGAACTATCTTTGACTTGCAAACTCAAACTGTCATTGATGTCAAATGGTAATGTCTGTCCAGATAATGCCACAAGGCTAATTTGCAAATAAGATGGGTTAGGTTGTGTATAGATATCATCTCGACCACTTTCGTGAGTGATGTCGCTGATTGCAATGTCTGTGTAATCAACACCGGCAACAGTCAATTTCCAGTCAGGTGTCCAGACTGTCATTATCCGCCCTTTATGCCTGAGTTATACAGCTGTGGAACTGATCTTGATGCGCTTTGATTTAATACCTTTGCAACTGATCTAGCAGCACCCTCACTATCGACTGCCTTGACTGTAATGTTATTAACAACTGGTGCGCTTATTCTATTTTCACGAACATTTGGCAAGGCTGCAATTGATGGCGCAACAAATCCTTGCTGTGCTGATGGTGCTGGATTTGTAATTGATCCGATATTAACTCCGGGAATTATGTTTGCGACTTTAATCATCTCATTAGCAAGTGATACAACCAAGCCAATTGCCTCACGCACAAATGTGATAAAGCCAGAGATTATGCCAGCAATGCTTGCAATAGTCTTGCCAAAACTCTCTGCACTTTTTTGTGCATCTGTAAATCCTGCACTAAGGGAATTATCTCCAGTTAAACCAGCAGCAAATGCTTGAATTGCTGGCACTCCTTGAAGCAACAAGAAATCAGCTAACTTTATGAATGTTGGCAACAAAGCCAAACCAATTTGTTCTTTTGTTTCATTAAAAGCAATAGTAAGTTGGCGAACCTTAAATTCAGCATTTGTTGCTTCATTATCAACAAATCCGCCAAATGTTGTTTGCAACTCTTTAACTATACTGTCAAAATCTTTAACTGCTGTTTTTGTTGTTGTTGAGCTTTGTCCAACTTTGTCTTGCGCTTGTGATAATGCTAAAGCCGCCTTTTGCGTTTGTTCTGCTGTTGCACCAAATTTTTTAAGTGTTAAATCATAATTCAATTGCGCACGCTCTAAGGCATCAACGGCTGCTGTATTATCTTTATTAACCACAACTGTTTCTTTGACCTTGATGCCTAGTTTGCCTAATGCAGTTGTGTTGCCATCAAAAGCCCGACCCAATGCATTGGATATGTCCAATAGAGGCTTGCCGGTCGCCACACTTATGTTTTGCGCCAAATCCAACAGTTTTTGTGCTTCTGTAATGTCTTTGGTTGATCTTAATAATCTCGATAAAGCCGGTCGTAATACATCATCGGTCGTTGCGGTTGCAATTGATTGCTTTGTTATGTAATCATCAATCGCTGCAATCTGTTCCTCAGTTGCTTTTGTGTTTGATCGGATAGTTTGCTCAAGTTTTTTGCGACTGGTTTCATCCTCAGCTGCTGCTTTAACTGCTGAGATTGCAAACGCTCCAGCTGCTGCACCAACAGCTGCAAATGCCAACGCTGCTTTTTTGCCAAAATCCGCAATTCTGTTTGAGTTATCCTCAACCGCTTTGTCAGCTTCCCCAAGTTTCTTTTTTAAGTCATCAACATCAGCTAAGATTGAAAGTTTAAGCGTGCGATTGCCGGTTGCCATTAGACCCATTCCTTAATGATGCGAGTAAAACTTGCTTCCCATTTGTCAATCAATTCAGGCTGAATTCTGCGAAGCGTTGGGTATATAAACCATCCACGACTACCTCTGCCTTGCCTTCCCGAATATGTAGGAAACTGTTTGAACTTATTAGATCCAAACTCAAGACCACCCCAAAGCTGTTGCGTTGTAGCCCCACCTGAAAATTTTTGACCTGCGAAACCATAACGGAACTCACCAATTTTGCTTGTCTTTGAAATCTTGACACCTTCCGCAACTCTCTGCGATCCGCTGCCCGCTTTTGTTCGAGTGCGAGCTGCCGTCTTAATTTGTTCCGATGCAAAAGATGCCAAAGCAGCAGATTGAGTGCGAGCCTCATTAGTCGCTTGCTCATCCATGAGTTTGAACGCTTTGAATATCCCACGCAAATCGGCTTTGTCGTATGCAATTGCTTCACTTGCCATACCTCGCCTCCAGTATCTCTATTGCTGTCAGGATGTCCTCTGCATCAACCCATTCGCTCATTGGTATCTGTGTGGCAATTGCCAACTCAACCAATAGCCTGTTTAGGCTTCCTGCTTTATGGCTTTTGGGTCTGCATCACCAACGATTACATCGCTGATAGTTTCCATCCAAGCCTCAAAAGGTTTGACTGGCTTTCCGGCACTTTCACGCTTGTGTGCGTTGTATGCCAAAAACATAAGATCCCACATGCCAAGTTTTTCTTTAGCTTGTCCAATCGTATGACCAGTTTGCTTTTCCCATTTCGCCCACTCAGGCGGTTGGGCAATGTATGTTGCTTGCTCGCCTGAGTTATATTCAATTGTAATTGGTAGTTTCATTTTGCTCCCGTTGTCAGATTTTAACTAAATGTTTCTACTACTGCACCCTTTGAAACTTTGAAAGTAAATGACACAGTTTGCGCATCTACTCCAGATCCTCCGGCTGTTGGAAACTCTGGACAAACTGGAAACACAAATTGCGCTCCAGTTGCTGAGGTCAATGTAATTGAAATGTCTGTGTCTGGTGCTGACTCAGCAGCTGTCCATAGAGCCTCACAAACTGAGTTTGTCTTGCCCCAATCTGCCAACATATCCAATTGGAATGTTCCAGAAATGTTTGTGGTTTTGTAAGCCTCGCCATCAAGTGTTTGATAGGTCTGTCGCTCATTAACCTTTGTTAATACTGCGTTAGTCGCTTGTGCTTCGATGTCTGTNCCACCTGTGAAAGACAACGAAATATCACGACCGGTAATTACTGTGGTTGCCATGATTTCTCCTTATGCGGTTTGTGTGTAGTAGGTAGAAACTCGAACATCTGCGATAAGCAAAGTCGATGCTCCAACTTGCGATACTGTTGGTCTTTCGACCGAGCTGACAACATATCCGGTTGGGATAACTGCCAGAACACTCATGATTAATTGCTCGATATTGTCGAGGGATGCAGGATTGCTGTTATATGCAACTGCAAC